AGGTGAACCAGCAACCTCTATATGTCCTGAAGGGGTGTACCCACCAGTGTATCCAGAGCCACCACCAGAGCCACCACCACCAGCACTAGCATGGATGGTTGGAGGTTGGTAGTTAAATATATTCTCAGGGATTGAGTTAGGATTAGTCCAAGGCTGATACTGTTCGTGTCCGAACATACCGCCCTCTGGCATATATTCAGACCAATCTAAAAGACCTTGAGGGGTATACTCTGGAACCAATTGGGGGAAGAATGGGTTAGAAGATCGCGGGGAAGTTCCGCTAGGCTTGAGAAGGCCCGGAATGGCTCCATCAGGAGATTCAGTTCCGGGTACAGTGCTAGATGTTGCATAGTCATCAGGGATTGTAAACACTGGCTCCCATGTTCCATCATGTGTTGCGTACTCATATACTTTGCGCCCAATACGGACAGGACTACGATCTGTTCTGTCATAGAGTAGATCAGGATGGCCTACTTCAGGCAATCCACTAATATATTCTTCTGTCCACTTGCTTCCGCCTCCACTCATTAGTGCATCCTCTCTTTTAAGTCTTTAGTAAAGACTATATATGAATCTTTCCAGTCTGGTAACATTTTTTTCCATCCTTTTCTGCCCCACAATTCCATAGAAGAACAACCAACTCTTATGGCGAACGCCTCTACCATGTCGTTAAACTGGCTATGCGCCTCGATGAACTTCTCTCCAGAAATAGCAATAACTCTTAGAACTTTCTTCTGTGGGTATGATATGATTTGAGTGACCATTGCTAAAGTAATATTCTTTTCTTCTGTGGCTATCCATAACTGCATAGCACCCTGAGTTAAGGTTTCCAGATAATCGTCAGGTTCAAACTCTCCTTCACTTCTTTCTGTAACCTTAGCCAACATTGGCCCGACATCATCCCAGAGGTAAGCGACATCTTCTGGTTGTATTAGATGCGCTTTCAAAATTCAAATCTGTAGTGGGCTATGTACGACCCATCATTACTATAGTTCAAACCTATCGACTGGTTCTTGGTTATCCTCTTCATCGCGCCGATCTGATAACCGTCCTCCGTTGCTCTCAACTGGAGGGGTAGGTCGAATCGAGATACGGCGTAGAGGGTTGCCATCACGACTCCAGCAACGACTATCTCCGTTTCGTACTCCTTGTACCATTTCACCTTCTGCTCTTTCTGACCGCAGAAATCTACTGATCTTCCGTTTCCTGTGCCTACGGCTCCCGCTAAACACGCGGCATCGCCTAACGCCCTAGCCGCTGCTGATCGGCTCTCCTTCGCATACTCTGACGCAATAACCGGCTTGCCTGTGACAGCAATCGCCTGTTTAACCATCGCAGTAATCTCTGCGGGGGTCTTATCCCAACCAGTCTGAAGGTAGACATAATCAGCATTTGCATAGTATTCCTTGTTCCCTTTGTGTCCACCAATACCGGAGGTTAGATGAACCCCAACTGGTTTATTAGTGATTGATTTTAAGTGGGCAACCAGAGCGTTGACTGTCGCGGCATCCCAATACTCATCGCATTCGAGGCAGGTGACATATCCTGTCACCTTATCATCAAACCTACGGACGATCTCACTAAAGTGAGCCTTCTGAGCATCCAGTGACTGAGAGGTAATGCTTGGGCTATCGTCTGGTGTAAGCCACATGACAGGGCTTAACCCTGCGGCATTCAATGTGTTCAGTTGTACTTCCCAATCTGGTTTAGGGGTGATGACGGAGAGATTAAAATCTGGGCCTCCGTTGAATCCATCCCCACCGTTGCGACTGTATAGGTAAATGTGAGTGTCACCGTTTGCTATCGCGGCGGCTCTCATTTTACTTTTCTCTGCGTTTGGGTGTAGGTAGTTAAGTGTCATCCACCTACTATCTAACATCAGGAAACTGGCTCTACTCCCGTCTGCGTTAGAGTTTTGTCCAAGTAGTCCCAATGTAAGCATAGATGCCACGACCACCGCTCGGATTCCAGTTCGTACCATCTGCATATCTTATATCACCATTCCTCGGTTTATCTGGCTCTTCGTGAAGTTCCTCAAGCCTTAAAGCGGACACATTATAAAGTATATCACCAAGTTTCTTTAGTTCCCTGATAACAAACTCGCCAAGGTAGTCTGGGTTTTCCGGTATTGATCCGGGCTGGTAAAAGGTTACACTCTTTACCTTCCTATCAGTATAGGTATTGTACCCCATTAGTAAGCCCTGCTACCCCTTCTTCCTGCGTTCTGAACCTCAAACTCTAGTCCTTCCAGCCTCCATTCAGAATCATTATCAGACTCTATCCGAATACCGTATAGTTTTCCAGAGGCTCTACATGAGATTTTAGACTGTGTATCTGGGTTAAACTCCATTGGCCCTTCCCAAGTTACAGCCTCTTCTGTAGACATCTGAGTGCCTATATAAAAGTTCACTGAGTCATCCTTGTCTATAGTCATCTTAGGCCAAATAGCCTTTATATGCTTGACAGTAGATTGATCTGGATTATTCTGCTCATCCATTGTGTACCCTGTACGTTCAATGTAGGATACCATATTAACTCCGTCAGCCTGATACCCCACTCTATCCCTGTATACCTTAGTATTGGTTGGAGAGGCGAACACTAATACATTTTCTACTAGGTTCCAGTTGGATGCCCAAGGCCCAGTAACAGTTGTCCAAGTGGGGGTTGCCGCAGCCCAAGTAGTCAGGGCAGTTTCGTCACCTATAGTGCCGTAAGCAATATAACCAAGATCGGGTATATCCCTAATAGAGAAAGCGTCATTAACCCAATTCCATACTAGGGCTTTATCACACTGACCGCTTTGGTTATCAGCAGACGGGAAACAGGCTAATACTTCTGACCTATTATAATCTGTAACACAGAAGGATTTTTTATACTGTTCTCCATCAATATAAGAGAAAATATAATCACGCATCTTGTGTGGGAGAATACTTTTTAATCTTTGCCCATCATTAATATACATATCCCCATTGCCGAAAATGAAGTGTCCACCATCAAACTCAGTGACACAGTTCTTGGCTAAGATACCAACTGTAGGAGACAGTTGTCTAAACGCAAAGATGAAGGGAGTTCCTACATACGTCATTGCGTAAGTAGAATCTTCCTTGTAAATCATAAAGGTATCTTGCAAGGGTAAACCGTCTAGGATAGACCCCTTTGTGTCCTCTAAGGAATACTCCCCCGCGTCAACCACGGCAGAAGTTTCATCCCATGATGCAGGAACAGAGTTTATAGCGGCCTCAGTAGACCACTTAACTACTCTTGAGTTTGGGACAGATGACTTTGTTATATTCAATCCAACAAGAAATGATCTGAAGGATCGAATGGATTTACATTCTACACTTGCCGGCCAGTTAGCCAAGTCCTGCATCTTGGTGGATACAGATGGCACACCAGATGTAAGGGGCCATTCTTGGGGGTCATCAACATTATTAGTCATTACCAGAACGCCACCTATCACGGTGGACATCCAGTTTTCTTCTGCTGTTGCGCTGTAATCTCCACTTGTCCTTGTAATGTCTGTCCAAGTAGTTCCATTGTGGACGTATATTTTAGCAAGGCCAGCAACAATCCAATACGCCGCGCTCCCAGCCTTTAACTGGGTTATATAATAAGGGACTATAGGACAGGTGGCAATAACAGACGAGTATCCCGGCGATTTAATAATCGCACCATGCTCTACCCTTATATTATTTCCATCAGACCAAGCGTTAGGAGGTAATTGGAAAGGAGCAATGTCCTTTACAATACCTACTTGACCCAGATTATCAACGGGGATTAAAGCCATTACTTCGGGAACTTGATCTTTACGTCCTGACGCAAAATCTCTAGTGCCGTGACAGATGCCATACGTTCCTCGACCACACCTTCCCAGAGAGCGACTACGAGTTCGTCAATGGATGGGTATTCTGCTTGGCGCTTATCTGCATAAGTGCTTGTGTCTGGTTCAACAGGACGGGCAACGAATGAGCCGTTGTATGTTCCACCTATGTAGGCGTTAGCATCTGCCTCAACTAACTCA